CTATTATATACGTGTCTTTGTATAACATAGTCTGCATCATCAATAGTAACAGCATCTGGGTCAGGATAAAAATCCCAACAACTAACTGCTTCTACTCTTGGAACTAATTTATTAATAGGTTTATATTCTCTTTCACCTTCTTCGTTTAGTTCCCATTTATGTTCTGCTTGTTCATAGTTAAAAGGTCCTTTAAGAATACCTGTACCTAATAAACACATTTCAAATAAAACATGTCTCATTACAGATATTGCATGTGACTCTTCTAACTGGTCATGGATTAAAGTTTCCATGTTTTTAGCTGCCTCATTTGCAGGTTCTATTTGAGGCATTGATTTTAAATCAGGTGCTGCACCTTCTTCAAATCCTGCTTTTTCGTATTTACTTTTTAAACCATTTAGTATTTCATCTGCAGTAGCACCCGGAGATATTTCTCTACCATCACCTTCAAAACCATAGATGTCTTCCATTCTTTCATCTTGTTGTTTTAAGTTGTCGGGTTTTATGTGTGCGTATTTAGCTACACCTAAAGGGTCTGAAGTAGGTTGTATTCCAATAGGAAACTTACCTTGTGAAAATAACACTTCGATAAGCTGTCCATAAGAAGCTAATACTTTAGTCTTTGTTACCTTAACAAATACTTTAGACTTTTCTGAATCACGAAAAGCCATATCAGAACCATAGATTCCTCTATAGTTTCTGTAAGACCTTAACCATCTTTTTTCATCATATAGACGTGCCTGTTCTGCTTCTTTTAATCTAGATTCAATTAAAGAACCTAGATTACTATAAGAATCATCTTTAGCATCATCTAATGATTTTACTTCATCAGTTTCAGATAAGCCACTACTGCCTATATTACTATGTGGCATTTATATTTCCTTAGTAATCTCTTTCGTCCGCCATTGAGAAAACTTTTTTGTCTACAGTATTTTTTGCTTTTCTACCTGCTGTTACATCTGTTTCACTGTAATCATCTGCAGGTAAAGCTGTAGCACCCTTTACAACATTAGTTTTGGAATCGCCCTGCTTTGAGGCTTCGTTTCCATACATGTTTTCAGGAAGTTCTCCTTGCTTGTATTGTTTCATTATTGCCATTTTATTTGTCTCCTTTTAGTTGTTTCTGTATGTAAGGTAGTAACCAAGGGTTGTCTACATATACAGTTGTTAGTCCATTCGCAAGAGTATTGCAAATTTTTTCTTCTTCTTTATCATCTAATTCTATTCCCCATTGATATACTATAGCGTGAAGTATTTCATGTATTAAAGTATTAGTATGAGATATGTCATCTTCTGTTGATGATAAAGCTATCATTCCATCCGATGCAAGAAACTGTCCATTTATTTCATTACACTTTGATACGATAGAATCTAAATTTTTTATCTTATAGTTTCTATATCCTATTTTAATATCTTTCATTAATATCCAAACACACTATCTGCCGGTGCTGCTCTTTTAGGTTCGTTTACTTTATCTATAAAATCTTGTTTAATAGGATGTATTGGTCTACTCATACAACCATATCTTAGTGCATCATAAGCATGGTCTTCTGCATGTGTATTTACATCTTCAGGATTATTTTTATCTACTGGTAACATAGGTAATGTCCTAATTAAATTAATACAATTATCTAAAATAAATAATGAAGGATATCCTGTCTCTTCATCTGGTCTTAATCTTTTATGTATTTCTAATTTACCGGCTACTCTACTTCTAGGACTTCTATCATATGGTCTCCAACGACAACCTTCTAGTATCATAGTCTCTGCAATACTCGGTCCTATATCACCTCGTCTTGCCCAAGTAGAACTATCAAGTACACCATATCTAATATACTCACCTTGTTCTGCTTCTAAAACTTTTCTAGCAAATAAATCTGCTGTAACTTTTTGTGTATATAATTCTCTGTAAACAAATAAATTATTATCAAAGTCTATTGCTATCCATAAACAACAAGCCGGTGAACTATAACCCCAGTCACATGCTCTAAATCTCATCCAGTTTCTAGGAATATCAAAAGGTTTAATAACGTGTACATCTTTATTAAACTCTGGAAAAGATGAATCTTCAAATGCTTCCCAGTTACCTTCTAAGAATTGTTTTCTTTGTACTTCTGGTAATGAAGCTAACATAGCATAATAATCATCAGTCTGCATAAGATAAGGATTATCTTCTAGTTTAGCAGGAATAAATCTTCTAGATATTTGTTTAACACCATTAGGAGTTTTAATATCTATATCAAATTTTGTATTAGGTACAGCAGGGTCAACAAACATATTCTTAACCCACATCGAACCTACGTTTCCCGGATTACCTGTTGCTCTCATGTAAACAGGAATGTCTGGGTCTACACTTCGTAAAGAGGACCGAAGAAAATTATAGATATCTTCGGTAGGGTATTGCGGTAATTCGTCTATGCCTATCCAAGTATATGATTGTCCTTGGTAGCGAAGAGCATCAGTTAAGTTTTCCGCATATCCAAATTCTATTCTAGCACCTGAAGGAAACTTCCATTCTTTTTCTTGCTCTCTCCATTTAGCACCGGGATAAGCTTTGGAATATAATTGTTGTGAGTGATTAATTAAATCTCTCAACTCAGGCATTGTACGTCTAATTAATAATGCTCTGTGTTTTTGTTTGTGACAATAACGTAGTGGGTCAACCAACATTGCGTATGATTTACCACCGCCTCTTGCTCCACCATAAAATACTTCTCTTTCTGAAGCTGCTAAAAATTGTGTTTGTGGTCCTTCGTTTGCTTCAAAGATAACTTCTCTATCTTTAATAGCTTCTCGAATATTAGGAGTAGCTTCATCAATCTTATCTTGTTCAATGACTTGTTGTTTACCTTCAAGCACATTGTCTATATCTTTTATTTTACTTTTTGTAGACCAATAATTATCTTGGGCTTTTTTTAAATCTTGTTTTCTTTCACGTAATAAATCTTGTGCAGACTTACGTGCTTTTTTTTCTTTAATAGTTAAAGGAGTATTTAAATCTTTTACTCTTCTTCTACCAGATTTTTTTGGTTTAGGTTCGCTTACCAACCTTTATGTATAACCCTCTTTAGCACTTCTCTTAACCCCATACCTGTCAGCTTTCTACCTGTATTGTGGGATAACCATTCTGCAGTTTCTCTGTATGAACAATTATTTTCTATAAACTTTTTTGCTTTCTTAATAAGTTCCATATGGTCTTCGTTTTGTATTAAAAAGTCAGGGTCATCTTCTGATATTTCATAACCATAAGGAATCACTCTAGCATTTTTTCTTCTTGCTATTTTAATTTTTTCTTCACTCATTATCTTTAGGTGGTAAAATAAAAACTCCGTGTTGTACTTTAGCAGTTATATCTAATTTTTCTCTTTTAGATAATCCTACTCTATCTAATATTTGTTTGGCTGCTTCCATTCTAATATTAGCACCGGGTAGGCTTCCGTCTTCATCTAAAGCATTTATCATTCCCATACTTGCTCTAGGTGCAAAAGCAGCTAACTGTTCTTCTGCTCTTGTAATAATTTCTTCTTTTAAGGCTCTTAGTGGTTGATGATAATCTGCATATCCTGCTATATCACCTGCTGTTCTAGGATTACCTTGTGCTTCGCCAAACAAAGCTGTTAAAAATGTTTCTTGCTTTTCTGTTAAAGCTACTTCTTTTCTATTATCAGGAACTAACATTGCGGACCTTTTGTAAATGTTTTTCTGTTTTTTCTTTTAGCCATTCGGGAGTTTTTCTAATACCTGCTTTTTCTTCTGCCTGTCTTTCTCTCATTCCCTGTCTAGCTGTATGAATCATTTGGTCTCGTTGTTTATGTTCACCTCTTTCTATAAAGGCAAGTCTGGGTGCAGTTATCACCATCTCTACATTTTTATTTCGTAGTGGCTTGGTCCTATCATCATACGATAGATACTCATCCCAGACTTTTCCAGTCTTCTTATTTCTATAAGAATATGTTGGCACTATTTTATTTTTATTGTTTTTGGTTTTTTTTCTTCTGGCAATTCTTGTTTTAAAGTAATTGTCAAAATACCATTTTCCATAGTTGCATCTGTTGGTTCTGTATATTCTGCTAGTGAAAAAGTCTTAGAAAACTTTTTAGTAGAAATACCTTTGTACAGATAATCTTCATTGTTTGATTCTATTTCGCCATCAACAGTCATTTTGTTTTCTTTAACATTTATGTTAATATCTTTTTTAGAAAACCCTGCTAGTGCAAAATCTATTTTCCATTCTCCATCATCTATCTTTTTAATGTTGTAGTGTGGATATCCTTTGACATCAGTATTACTTACAATATCTAATGTATCAAAGAATCTATCAAACCCTACTGTGTAGGGCATGTATTTATCTAGTGTAAAAGTCATATATACCTCCTTGCTTTAAGCTAGATATCAACGACCCCGAAGGCATCGTCAAACTTTTTAATCTTTTAAAATTTTTCTAAATCTTTTTGCTTTAGGTGATTCAAAAACTATTCTTTCTGTTTTACCTTTTTTTCTTAAAACATCATAAATATCTATTCTTTGTTTTCTTGGTGCATTTTCAAATACTAATGATTCGGCATCTGATTTAAATCTAGAACTTTGTTTTACTTTTTGTTTCGCTAATTCTTTTGCTTCTTTTAAATTTCTAGCATTAACTATTACTTGACTTAATCTTTGGTCTTTACTTAATTTTCTAGACCCCTCATATTTTTGTGGTTTAGTTATCTGGGCTGTAACTCTAAATTTTTTATTAGCATTTTTAATTGCTTTTTCTACTGCCTCTTTTCCAAATTTAGATTTAGCTAATGCTACACCACCTATAACTATTGTTTTTAAAATACTATAACTCATTAATTTTCTTTAAACTTTATTTGTGTTACTGTTTCTTCGTTTTTGTTTGCTTTAAAAACATTGCCAGATAGTTTAACCTCTGGCTCCTTTAACAACACGTTGGCTTTTTGGCGGAGACTTCTTCGAACCCGACTTACCTGCCCATAAAACTTTGTTAGCCCAGTACGC